AGGGTGCCGTGAAGGACTTCAACAAAGACCTCGTGGCCCCTGAGAATAACCTGCGACGCGCGCAGGGCGTGTATGATGACCAGCGAGCCAAGGTCGAGCGCCTGAAGGACTCCATCAAGGAGCTTGAGAAGACCAGCGAGGTCAAAATCTTCCGTAGCCCCACCGACGAGATTGAGAAGGCTAAGGCAGAGCTTGTCGACCTTCAGGGCGAGCTTACCGAGGCCAAGGCCAAGGAGAACGAGCTAGAGTCGGCGTACGACTCCGCCAAAACCGAGAACGAGCTTGCAAAGACCGCGAGCGCGGCGCAGAAGGTGGCTGGCGAGACCGAGAAGGCCAAGATTGAGCTGAAGGAGGCGTCCGAGGCGCTGAAGCCCAGCGCTGGCAGCATCCTCAACCCGTCCACCATCAAGACCATCGGAATGACGCTCTCCGCGACGGTCACCCCGCTCGTGACGGCGCTCGGCTACAAGATGGTCAACGCAAGCTCAACCATTGACTCCGCGTACCGCGACATGCGCAAGACCGTCGAGGGTACCGAGGAACAGTTCGAGGCGCTTCGCCAGAGCGCAATCGACTTCTCGCGCACGCACGTCACGAGCGCCGACCAGATTCTTGAGATTCAGGCAATCGGCGGCGAGCTGGGCGTCGCTACGGAAGACCTCGAAGCCTTTGCGACCGCGATCTCAAACATCGACGTAGCGACCAACCTCGACACCGAGTCTGCGGCTACGGTGCTCGGACACCTCAGCAACATCCTCCACCTCACGGCTGAGGACTATGAGGGCTTTTCCGACGCGCTCGTCCGTCTGGGCAACAATGGTGCCTCGACCGAGACCGAGATTGCAAACATCGCCGAGCGCATCGGCTCGATGGGCGCAATCGTCGGCATGTCCGCGTCGGACGTTCTCGCGTGGGCGAGCACCATCGCCAGTACCGGACAGCGAGCCGAGGCCGCAGGCACCGCAATCAGCAAGACAATGTCGTTCTTCGAGACGGCTGTGGCATCAGCTGGCGGCACCATTGACGCTACGTTCGAGAGCGTCAACGCTGCGGTCGACGAGAGCGGTGATAAGCTGACCGTCTTCGCGAACATGATGGGCATGAGCGCCGACGAGTTTAGCGAGGCTTGGGAGACCGATTCGGAGGCCGTGTTCGGCGAACTCAGTGCGAACATGGAGGCCGCTAAGGGCTCCCTTCAGAGCATCGCGGATGTCGCCCATATGTCAGCCGACGATTTCGTGCAAGCGTGGGAGAACGACCCGACCAAGGTCATGCAGGCGTTCATCCAAGGACTGAACGACATCGAGGCTGCTGGCGGCTCCGCTGACGCGGTGCTCCAGGGCTTCAAGATTACGTCCGTGCGCCAGAAGCAGGCCATCGAGGGCCTTATGCAGACCATCGACGGTCTCGACAACAACCTCCGCATGTCCGAAGACGCTTGGAAGGGCATCTCAGACCAGTGGGGCGAGGCTGGTGACGCCGCGAACGAGGCGGCTAAGAAGGCAGAAGGCTTCTCTGGCCAGCTTCAGATTATGAAGAACATCGGCCAGAACGCGCTCGCCGAGCTTGGCGAGGGCGCTGCGCCTTGGATTAAGTCGCTCTCTGGTGCCATCCAGACCGCCTCCGAATGGTTCTCGTCACTCAGCGTCGAGCAGAAGAAGTGGATCGTGGCCGCTGGCGGCATGGCCGCTGCGATTGGCCCGCTGCTCTCCATCGGCGCTACCGCGATGACCTCGTATGACGAGTTCGGCGAGTGGGTCAACAAGACCGTCACTGGCATGGAGTTCGTCAAGCGTGCCTTCGCGAGCGGCGGTCAGCAGGCAGTAGACTCCCTCATGGAAACCATGACCATGATGGACAAGGTCAAGCTGGTCGCAAGCAACTTCGGCATGTCAATCGTCAAGGGACTCGCGCTCGGTCTCGTCGTTGGCGGCATCGCTCTCATCGTGGGCAAGCTCGTCGACCTGTACAGGACGTACCGAGACCACGAGAAGGCCACCAAGGGTCTGTCAGACGCCCTCCTGAACGTCGGCAGCGTGTCGGAGTTCACGGCGAGCGACATCGAGCTGGTGGGCAGCTCGCTCCGCGAGCTTGCGTCCGACTCCGAGGACTACGAGAGCAGGCTTGCCGACCTCGCGAGCACCATCGAGGACAGCAACCGTCAGTACGGCGCGTTCGCTGGCCAGATGGACTACTACGGCAGCGTCATCGAGGAACTTGGCGGCAAGACTGGGCTGACTGGTGACGAGGCTTACAAGCTGGAAGCGGCACTCATGGCCGTGAACGACGCCTGCGGAACCACGTACGGCATCGACGAGTACGGGAACATCATCGACACCGATACTGGCAAGATTCAGGCCAACACAGACGTTATCCTCGCCAACATCGACGCACGCAAGCAGCAGGCGCTCATCGACTACTACAGCGATGACTACGCGCAGGCCGTGAGCGAGTGGGCCGCTGCGCAGGACAAGCTGAACGAGGCTCAGGAGAAGTACAACACGCTGACGCAGGACGGCGGCAGGGAGAAGTACTTCGAGCACGCGCGAAGCGTCTATGGCAACAACTACGACGAGGACAAGATAGCTGCGGCGTACGAGAAGGAAGTCAGCGACGCCGAGAAGGCCATGAGCAACTATCGCGCCGAGATGAGCAGGACGAGTGACGTTGTTGACAGGCTTGACAGCAAGATTGCAACCGCAAACAGCGAGCTGAGGAAGTCCAAGGACGTTCTTGATCAGGCGGCGAAGGCGCAGGAAGAGTTCGACAGGCGCAACGACACTGTGGCGGCTGACGTTACCGGAAACATGAACCGACTGTCCAAGGCGGTCGACGCGATTGGCGGCACGGACGGCGGCTTCAACGCGATGGCTGAGGGGCTGAAGGCGGTACACGCGAACGCCGACGAGCTGAACAAGGTCGACATGAACCGACTCGCGGCGGCGTTCTCCGACGCTGGCGGCTCCATGGAGCAGGTAATCTCCGCGCTTGAGGACGGCGGCGTCCAGATGTGGACGTGGAGCGAAGCCCTTGAGCAGGTTCCAGAGGCCGCTGAACGCATGTCGACGCTCACGGCATCGGCCTTCCAGTCGATGTACGAGCAGGCTGGCGAAGACCTCGAAGCTACCATGACGCTCATCGCTGGTCTTGACGAGGTGAAGGTTGGTGACAAGACCTTCTACATCGGTGACAACGGCTCAATCTTCGACACCGAGGGCAAGATTTACGACATCAGGAACGACCTCGCCGAGATTCCGTCCGAGGTCATCACGCAGTACTACGTGGATGACTCCGACGCGGCTCAGGCGGCGCTCGACACCAAGGCGCAGCTTGAGGCCCTTGGCGACGAGGCACCGACCCCGACAGTCGAGCTGAACGACAAGGCTTCCGAGGACGCCAAGACGATTCAGGGCGACCTCAACAAGCTCGATGCCACCAAGGCCTTCCCGACAGCGAACCTGAACGACTACGCATCGTCGAAGCTCGACAGCATCCAGAGAAAGATGTGGAGCATCGACGGCATGCGTGCCACCGCGACGGTGACCACCGTCACGAAGGAGACCACTCAGGCCACTGGCGGCATGAACAACCGTCCCGTCATCCCGCGCCACGCGGCTGGCTACATCGCCACGAGGGCGACGCTCACCAACCAGGGATGGATCGGTGAGGATGGCGTCGAGGCCGTGGCCAACTGGGCAACGGGCGGCGCGGTCGTGCCGCTCACCAACAAGAAGTACATGCTGCCCATCGCCGACGCCATCGCTGACGGCATGACGAGGCGAATCGGCAGCGCCGCTCCCGTCAGTGGCGGGAACACCTACGTAATCAACGGCATCACCGTGGCTCCCGACAGCGCACTCGCGAAGGCGATGGACGCGACGTTCGACGAGGCACAGAGGTTCACGAGGATGGGCAGGAGGTAGCATGGCAACCGTATGGAAGGTCAACAGCCTCTACTGCGAAGTCCTGAACCAGCAGGATGGCACGGTAATCGCCCACTGGAAGTTCGACACTGGCACGACCACCGACCGATTCTCGGTCTGGTGGGAGTACTGGAACACCACGACATCGTCTTGGGTGCTCTACGAGTCGAGCACGAGCAGCGAGCACTACGAGCACTACAAGAGCGGTGACTGGTTCCAGAGCGTGTGGACTCCCGACGATGCGCCGACCTCCACGAAGGTTCGCTGCTACGTCAGGCCGTACGCGACCAAGGACAGCAACGGCAACTACCGCTGGAAGTCCGCTGGCGCTTACTCCAACAGCATCCAAAACCCAAAGTGGGTGAACCTGCACACGGAGTTCATGCAGCCGCCAGACCTCGACCTCGACTACTACCAAGGAAGCATCTACCGAATCTCGTGGGACACCGCGCCAGCCCTCGCGAGCCACATCATCGTGTACTCCGAGGCAAATGGCAGCGGCAAGTTCAACAAGTTCAAGACCTACTCGACCTCAAGCGCCAACCCGCCAGCGCTCAGTCTGTCCAACGGCAAGAAGTACCGCTTCCGCGCCTGTTGGACGGCTGACGCCAAGGGCAAGTCGACTGGAAACCTCTCGCTGCCGACCGTGACGTACTACGGAAGGCCGAACGCTCCAACCAACTTCGCGTGTCAGCTGGTCTCGTGCAACGCCACAAGCGGCTCCGTGAAGCTCAGTTGGAAGGACAGCGGCTACTCTGGCGACGGCTACACCGTGGAGTACTCGACCGATGTCAACGCTTGGAAGAACCATAGCGATGACATAGAGACCTACACGGGCTACACTGGCGCACCTAACTCCAAGGGCGAGAATTGGTGTACCATCACTGGCCTCGACACTGGCAAGACGTACTACTTCAGGCTCAGGCGCACGGAGTCTCGCGCGGAGGAATACTACCAGAAGTCGGGCTACGCGACCTACGAGCCGAAGAGGTACACCATCGGCTGCGCGATTGGCACGAGGCCGACAGCCCCGACGCTCGGAATCGTGCCAGCGGTCGTTGACGTTGACAGCCGCGTCACGCTCTCTTGGACGCACAACTCGGAAGACGGCTCCGCGCAGACGGAGTACAACCTGATGATTACGTGCAACGGGCAGCTTGAGTTCTGGTCTGGCGTCACGTCGCATCAGTACTACAGCTTCACGCCAAGCTCAATCGCTGGTGACGGTGACGAGGTGACTTGGCAGGTGCAGACCAAAGGTGGCCTCAACACTGGCGCAAACACCGACTGGTCTCCGTGGTCTGCGGTGGGCAGCTTCACGGCCTACTCGCTTCCGTCTCCGACAATCTCGGTGTCCAACATGGACTCCTACCCGCTTGAGATAGAGGTGACAACGCCGCCACTGAGCGAGGCCAACGCCGCAGAGCGCTGCGTCGTGCAGATCGTGGCCGCTGATGACTACGAGACCATCGGCTCTGACGGAGAGACGGTCTACGTCACGCAGGGAGACCTCATCTGGTCGGGCGAGCACGTATTCGACGGTGACAGCACCTACTCAATCTCGCTGATGCCGCAGGACGCGATATTCGTCGGCGGCATGAGCTACGTGGTCAACGCCAGCGTCATCACGAAGCTCGGCATGGTCGGTGACGCGACCCCAGCCGACTTCGAGTGCGACATCTCCGCGTCGGAGATTTACGGCTGCGACTGTAGCGCCACGTTCGACCCCGAGACGCTTGCCGCCACGGTGTACCCGACCTGCACGGACGGGCCAGACGGCGCTCTCAGGAGCGGTCTGACGCTATCGGTGTGGAGGGTCACGACGGACGGCACCGAGCTGGTGCTTGACAACATGCCAAACGACGGCACGGTGTTCTGCGTCGACGCGCACCCGACGTTCGGCGAGTGCGTCTACAGGGTCGTGGCGGTCGATGACAGCACGGGCGCGGTCGGATACTCCGACTCCGTCTTCAACTGGAAAGGCCCAGGAATCGTCATCCAATGGGAGGAATCCTTCGACGAGGAACCTTCCAACGACTCCGAGGGCTTGGCGTACTCAGGCCATAGGGTCGTGCTGCCGTACAACATCGACGTGTCCGAGCAATGGCAGAAGCAGTCATCGCTCAACGAGTGGGCTGGCAGGAAGTATCCGGTCACGCGCTACGGCACGCAGCGCGGACACACCGCGACGTGGTCTTGCGACATCGTAAGGTACAACGGGCTTCCGCAGACCAACGAGGTCAGGAAGCTCGCCGCCTACATGGGTGACTGCCACGTTCGCGAGCCATACGGCTCTGGCTACTGGGCGCATGTGCAGGTCAGCGACATCTCGTACGCGCACGCCGAGGGCGCTGTCCACGTCGCGTTCGCCGTCACGAGGGTGGAGGCGTAGATGGACTGGACTAGGAGCCTACAGGTCACGTGGCGCTACAGCCTCGTCGACCCAGACACTTGGATGGACATGGAGGCGCTTGACAGCGTCTCGTCCTGTTCCGTTAACTGGGACTCGTCGACCGAGACGCTGCTTTCGGGGGCGCTTGAGGTCGACGAGACCTTCCCAGAGTACGAGTGCTACGTCCGCGCATGGTGCGACGCCACGCAGAGCCACGTGACCGAGCGCTATCCAGTGGCGACGATGCTCTGTCAGGCGTCCAAGGACAAGTCCGAGGGTACCAAGCGGACGTTCTCGGTCGAGGCACATTCGCCGCTTCTTGAGCTGGCGGACGATAGCCCTCCCGTTGGCTGGGAGGTGTCTGGCGAGGTCGACGATGCCATCAGGCTCATTTGCTCGCACATGCGGGCTCCGCTCATCGAGTACGAGAGCGGCGTGACGCTCACCAACCCGATAGTCGCTGGCGATGATGACACGTGGCTCACGATGCTCTGGGCGGTGCTCGACGCGGCAGACCTCACCATGCTCATAGACGGCATGGGGCGGCTCCGAATCGAGCCGAAGCCTACGCCTTGGGCGCTCGGAACGTCGATTACGCTCTCCGACACGGACGAGCGCGGGGTTCTCTGGGCAGACATGGACAGGGAGACCTCGCTATTCGGCATCCCGAACAAGTTGGAGGTCATCTGGTCTGGCGGTGACCAGCACTTTAGCTCGGTCGCCATCAACGATGACCCGTCATCGCCAACCTCGATCCCGATGAGGGGCAGGGTGGTCTCCGTGAGGGAGACGAACCCCGAGGGGCTGATGGCCAACCCGACACAGGAGGCCGTCGACGATTACGCGCAGAGGCGGCTCAGGGAGCTGTCAGTCGTGACGAGGACGTATTCGCTGAAGGCTGGCTACATGCCGCTCTGGCTTGGCATGGCAGTGAATCTGGAACTGTCAAAGCTCGACGCGAACGAGGTCGCGTGTATACAGGACATTGAGATTCAATGCGACGTTGAGGTTGGCATGTCGCTGACCCTCACGTCAACGAGAGAGCTTTGGGGTGGTGCGAATGGCTAACGTGGCCAAGAAGCTCGCAACGCTCGTCGGCAAGGGTGGTAAGAGGTCGACAACGTACACTGGCACGGTCGTGTCTGTTGGCGGCAGGTACCGCGTTCTGCTCGACGGCGCGACGGAACCGACGCTCTGCTTACCAGAGGTCAAGGCGATAACTGGTGACAGGGTGACGGTGGAGATTAGGAACCACGCTGCGAGGGTGAGCGGGAACATCACACACCCAACCACCGATGACGCTCAGGCGAACGAGGCGCTGTCTCAGGCAAGCATCGCCGCCGATGCCGCAACACAGGCGCAGACGGACGCTGGCACGGCTGCTCAGGCGGCTACGGCTGCGTCTCAGGCGGCTACGAGCGCACAGCAGTCCGCGACAACCGCCGCTGGCGCTGCCACGAGCGCACAGCAGTCGGCAACGTCTGCTGCTGCCAACGCGGCCACCGCCAACCAAGCCGCCAGCACGGCGCTCGTGAACCTCGCGGTCATCGAGGACGTGGCTGGGACGCTCACGTGGATTTCCGAGCACGGCAGCTACGTGCTCACCACTGACACGACGGTTCAGGACGGCACGGTCTACTTCGAGCTCGATTCTGGTGACTACGTGCCAATCGCCACGCCAGACCCATCTGCGAACCCGTCTCAGGAGGGGTGGTACGTCCTCGACGTTACCGACTCCCAGAGCGACTACATCATGGCACACCTCGCGGTAACGTCCGCTGGCCTGTGGGTACTGCCAAGCGGAATTGACGGTGCGGACGCACAGCACTCAACTGGTTACAAGGCGCTGCTTGCGAGCAGCGGCATGTCCATCTTTGACGGTTCGGGGATGATAGTGGCGAGCTACGGAAGCGAGACGGCCTTCTACGACTGCTTGGGCAATGCGGCGGCGAACGTCATTGCCAAGTTCGGCGGGCAAGGGGCCAGAATCGGATACGAGAGCGGGACGCACGTTGACGTGAAGAGTGATGGCATGTCGCTCACGACGCCATCAACAAACGAAAGTTTCTCCGTGGGGCTTGGCGAGCGCGCGGCGCGTCGATCCGAGTTGGTGAGCACGGCGATTTCGTCGGTGCCGACAGACCACACCTTGCAGTACACGCCGCAACAAGGAAGCGTGCTTGTCTACATGACGGTCGGCAACAGCTCAAACCCGCCACAAGACGAGGACTCGTACTCGTATAGCGTAAATGGCAAGGTCGTTACCATCACCGACCAAAGGCTCGTCGGGCATGAGTATACCGTCATATACACGGCCACCGACTTCATCGGCTTGGCGCTCACCTCTGGCAGCAGAAAGACTACTGCCCCAATTGGTATATGCTCTAGCGCTTTCGGTCGCGCCGTCTCGTCTTCTGGCGAGTATTCGTTTGCCGAGGGTTATAGCACTACCGCCTCTGGCGACAGGTCGCACTCCGAAGGCTGGAACACCGAAGCGAGTGGTGATTCATCCCATGCTGAAGGGTACTACGCGAAGGCAAGTGGGTATGCTGCTCATGCTGGTGGATATGCCACAATCGCGAGCGGAAGAGCCCAGACTGCTATCGGAAGATGGAACGTCGAGGACACGACGGACGAGTACGCCCTCATCGTCGGCAACGGCTCTGGTGACTCAAGTCGCTCAAACGCCTTCTCGGTCGGTTGGGACGGGAGCATCTACGCGAACAATCACGCTGGCGCGATTGGGGAAACAAAGACTGCCAACGCGACGATGAGCGTGCCCAACAACAGCGG